TCATTGTGTACCCATTGATGTTCTTTTATATACCCTCAATACCCGTTTCATCGCGGCACTCTGGCGACACTCCTTAAAAATCAGATTCGTGCTCACCTTTCCTTCCCGTTCTTCTCTGGTAGCGAACCGGTAATACACCGTTCGCCAGACCTTACCATCAACGACCAGGATTCCTGCCCGCGCCATTTTAGCCGCAGCCTGATTTATGCTGGTTACGGTTGCGCCTGTTACCGCGGCAACGTCCTGTGCACAGAAGCTCTTATGCGTCCCCAGGTAATGAATAATTGCCTCTTTGCCCGTCATACACTTGCTCCTTTCAGCCCAAACTTAGCTTTGATTTCTGCGATCTTCGCCAGAGCCTGTGCACGATTTAGAGGTCTACCGCCCATGACAGGAAGTTGTTTTACTGGTTCAGGTATCGCCTCATCACGGTTAATTCGCGCTGTCATACAGGCCAGTTCATCGGCAGCCTTGCGCCGTAATTCCGCATCAGTCAGCGCATTGGCCCGCATGTTCTGATACAGGTTGGTAACCAGCCAGTAGTGCGCGTTTGATTTCCACGGATAAGACTCTGCATCCGGATACAGGCCACGTTTCCGGCAATACTCGTAAACCATATCAACCAGCTCGCTGGCGTTTGGCAGCCCGGCGGTAACGGATGCTTCTTCCCGGCACCAGGCAACAAACTGCCCGGGTGATGGCAGGAATGGTCGATTCTGCCGACGGGCTACGCGCATTCCTGCGTTAACCTGTTCCATCGTGGTGATCCCGTTTTCCCGGAAAGCCAGAACCCACTGGCGGCGGATTTCGTTCAGTTCGTTCTGGTCCCGGTTAGCCAGGCTCGCCGGGAAAGTTGCCAGTAACTGGCTGAACACACCGTTGATGATCTGCGCTACCTGTTGTACCTGCGGCTTTTCGTCGTACTGTTCCGGCATGTTGTTGGCGATCCGGCGCATCTGCTCACGGTCAAAGTTAACCATCTGTGCGGCGATGTTTTTCATAAATCCACCCCGTAAATCCAGTCAGTGTTTGTCAGGTCGAGTTTTGATTTTCCGGCTGTCACGCCAGCCTGTTGCTTGTTACGGTTGATTTCGAGTTGGGTCCACTTGTCGCGGAGTTTGGCCGGACTTAGCACGTTACCGGACCAGAAGTTGTCCTGGCATGCCCAGCGGAACAGCACGCACATGTCGCGGTGGTTACGGCCGTCACGTTCACGCATCAGACGGATATCGTTAGCCCACCCTGCAAAATTCGGTTTTCTGGCTGATGGCGCGATGGTCTTCACCATGTCAAACATCCACTCTGCGGCGGTCAGGTCTTCTGCTGTCCCCCACTTGCTGCCGCTCTGAATCGCAGCATCCGCTTTCACCACAGGAAGGTCGTTTTCTGGCAGGTCAGAGGATTCGCCAGAATTCTCGGACGAATAAGGTTTTATATTGTCTTTTGTTAGTTTGTCTTTTGTGTTTACCTGATTCGGGTAAGTGCCTTTACCTGATTTGGGTAAACTTTTCTTACCTGATTCAGGTAAATTTACCTCTTTCAGGTAAACTTTATTTTTCTTACCTGATTCGGGTAATGTTGACCATTCACTGACCACATTATTAATGCCTATATTCCGCCCGCTCTGAATAAAAATCCCACGCTTTACCAGAGCACTTTTTGCAGCAGAACACTTGTGCGGCAATATCCCGGTTAATTCGGAAAGTTGCTCGTTGCTAACCCAATCCAGTTTTTTATTAAAGCCATATGTTTTGCGCATGACAGCCAGAAAGACCAGAAGCTGGTGCTGTGTTAATCCGGCCAGCATCACAGCTTCCAGCAACTCATTTGCAATGCGCGTATAACCATCATCGAGATCTGCCACGCGCGGCTCCTTTTGTGCCGCATCCGGCACTGGAAAATTGAATATCTCAGCAGTGTTTGCCATAATTCCTCCCGCAATGAGTGTGTTACGATTTGCACCTGAAAGTCGGTTCTGTTCCAGCAGACCGGCTTTCGCCATTTCTGAACCTGTCATATCGCCCCCAGCATGGTAGTAACCATCGCCATCAATGGACCAGCCAGATCTGGGTCCACACGAAACATCGACACAATACCTTCACTAATTTCCTTCAGTTTCTGGTGGCGTGGTGCGTTGAGAATGACAGCCTGTTTTGCCTCACTGAGTTCCTTTTCCATTTCAGCCAACCTAACCATGAAGCTATCCTGCTCAACCAGGTAACCGCGATATTCCAGCGGTAGTACCGCCAGAATTGCCGGGGTCAGTTCACGCACGTTATTTCGGTATTTTTCAGAATCGAATTTGTTATCGAGGAAGCGGAACAGCTTCTGGCGTGCACGGCTGACATCATCAGGGAAATCGATGGTGCCGCCGCCCTGCTCCCGATACTCATTCACAATGAGTGTGGCAACGACATCCTGATTATCTACAGCCGACCAGGCGCGGACGGCATCACGGATTTTTTCGTGGCCTGGCACCTGTTTTGTTTGAGAACGATTTATCACCGCAGTCGGGCTAAATCCGCTAGTCTGTTGGTATGTAAGTGGTTGCATAGTCATTGCCTTATCAGTTCACGCCGCAGATTAGGCGGCAGAATTACTCGCGTTAAACAATGGTGCGAGGTCGGGACGAATATCTGCTGGTTTAATCTTTCCACCAGTGGCTGAGACAATTTTCATTACATAGCGGGCATCAATTCCGCCACCGTGTAGCCAACGCCAAACAGTGGGTTGGGCTACACCGCATAGATCTGCCAGTCGTTTTTGACTACCTGTAATACTGATTGCGAGTTGAATGGTTTTATTTGTCATTATCAATTCCTATTGGTATTGAAATGAATGAATAATAGCAATGCGTATTAACCAAAATCAATAGCAAAACGTGTTTTGACCATCAATACGCAAGCGTATAAATTAAAACTTATGAAAAAAGAAACTCTTGCTGATCGCTTAAACCTAGCGATGGAACAATCTGGAATGTCTCAAGGCGCTCTTGCAAAGGCGTCTGGCGTAGCTCAACCCACTATCTGGAGACTGACAAGCGGCAACGCGCGCGGCTCAACAAAAATTGTTGAAATAGCTAATGCATTGGGTGTTCGAACAGAGTGGCTTTCATCAGGCATAGGCCCGATGAGAAATGACGGTCAACAATCAGGAAAGCCTGCTGTCAACCACTCCAAATACTTCAAGATTGACGTTCTTGATATAGAAGTCAGTGCCGGGCCGGGAGTCATCAACCGTGAGTTTGTAGAAGTTCTACGCTCGGTTGAGTACTCGTTTGACGATGCTCGTCACATGTTCGATGGTAGGAAGGCAGAAAATATCCGCATCATTAACGTACGCGGTGACAGCATGTCAGGAACGATTGAACCTGGTGATCTTCTATTCGTTGATATCACGGTTAAATCTTTCGACGGTGATGGTATCTATGCGTTTCTGTACGACGACACAGCCCATGTAAAGCGCCTGCAAATGATGAAGGATAAGCTGCTGGTTATCTCTGATAACAAAAGCTACTCACCGTGGGACCCGATCGAGAAAGATGAGATGAACCGGGTATTCATATTCGGTAAGGTTATTGGGAGCATGCCGCAGACATACAGAAAGCATGGATGAAAATGTAATTCGCGATGGCTTAATTGAGCATGGACTGATAGATAGTTTTTTGAAAGCCCATAAAGGCAATGTTACAGAATTTTTTGATACATTACGATAGATTGAGTTGAGGTAATATCCGTGATTAGAGTAGGAAGACTGCTTCCTGGCGGAATTGTTATTGAAGAAGGACACCATCGCCCAATTAAAGGTGCTGCAATTCTTCAGTCTGAGTCTGGAGATGTAGAAGAAGTCATTGTTTTTGCGAAGCAACTTTCAAACAGAGGTATCGCCACCGAAATTACTTGTGCTGCACTTGGTAGGTTGCTCTCTCTTCCGATTCCAGAACCAGTATTACTATTTGATAATAACAACCAACCTTTTTTTGGGAGTATTGATACCGCTTACCCCAGCTTTACGCAGTTCATCAGCAATTCATCTGATTCTGGAGTTCTTAAGGCACTGGAATCATGGCCTCTATTGCAAAAAGCAGCCTATTTTGATGAATGGATTGCAATGGATGATCGTCATAATGGAAATTTACTATTTAATGGTGACGACTTTATTCTGATTGATCACGAAACTGCAATCCCTCCTGGATTATCTCCAGACCAAACTGGTATAGATTACTATTCAAATCAACTGCTTCAACTTGCAAATGACTTAATAGATCGCAACAATGAAATTGCTATCCAAATGGCAGCAAATGATGCTCGAGCATGGGCATCATCTTGTAAACAAGATTCTATCGAAAAATTAGATGAAGAGATTTATGCCAGTGTTCACACTAAACCCAAGAACCAGATGTTATCATTCCTTTCTGCTAGAATAGAGGTACTTGGTGACATACTATATGAGCAGATAAAACCGAAACAGACACAGATAAATTACAATGCTAAACCTTGATCAACTCTTGAAATCAGCACCAGCGATGCCAACCTCAACAGGTAGCTGGGCGTCTGTATATCTTGAGCCAATGGTAGGTTCGGGTGAAAGACTGACTGTCATAGTCGCTGTGGTAACGTCCAACGGAGATGTTCTCGTAAAGCCAGCAATAAGGAAAGAAGTTATCGAAGCCATGTACGGATTCAGAGCGTCTTCTTTCAATCGCATGATTGAGGTTATTTCAAACAGCCTTCAATATCACCTTGAAAATAATAAAAATTTTTCCGGATGGGTTCCTCCTATCTCAGGCATTACATTGAGCACTCCTCGACAAGCCGTGTCTGCTAGTGTTACAGGTATATTGCGACAGGCGGTTGCTCTATCATCTAGCTTATCCTCGCTTCTAGAAATTGAAAATAATCATGTAAAAAAACGCTCTAGTAATTCGAGGGAAAAAGATCGATGGTCAACGCAACTACTCGATGCTGTCATAAATAAAGATAACAGAAGAAATATATTCTTCAATCGACAATTTAGTTTTAGCGATGGGCATCGACCTGCAAAGATATTTTATCTGAGCGACCATGCGGCCATCAACACTGGAAAATTACTTCCGCATAACTTAACCGAACAAGTAAAAGATGGAAAGGCAAAAATCTCTGATTTATCAATGATAAAAAAACATGGCGATATATTCCCTCGCGATACTCATAAACTTATAATCTATAAACCTGAGGATGATAACCCTGCTTATACTGATAAAAACATTGCATCCATTAAGAGTGCTTTCTTAGCACTTCAAGATCTTGCTTATACTTACGATATATCTATTACAGCTGTAAACTCTGTAGAACAAGCTGCAAGTATTATTTTAAACACAGCAGCCTAATGCTCACAACTAACCCGGCCACCGTGCCGGGTTTTTTTTGCCTCCCCTCATCACACACCGTTCAAAAAACCACCACAACCTCGCTTCAGTTATCGCTATGCGATGCAAGTCACAAAATAAATTCTTTTTGCTATCAAACATTTGATATCAAAACACATTAATTAATAGCAATAAGTATTGATGTCACCAATAGCAATAGCTATTATTACCATATCGCAACAACACAACGATACGGCAACCACCTGATTCACTGTTGCGATGACCGCTTAGATCCGCAGCTTGAATTTCAGCAGGCTCCGGGGAGTGCGAGGGGTGAAGCGGACGCGTGAACGTCGGTGTGACCAGCTGAAATCAACTCAACACTTTATACCTCAGTCGCTTCAACGAGGCGGCTTAGTTATGACAACCGGCGGCCATCCACCGCCTGAATACGCGCAGAAGTCTCTATATGTTCAGCAGCCCAGCTTACGGGCAGGAGTTTTTATGGTTCATCAACATTACGGAACGCAGACCGTTAATCGCGGTGCGGTCATGCCAGGCATGCTGGTCAAACACAAAGATGGTACCTGGACTGCATCAGCTAATTTACGCGGACGGCTTTATCTGCATCGCGGCATCGAGCGCACTTATACCCGTGATTTGCTCGTGGAAGTTTTTCTCGACGGACGCGGTAACGGCCTCAATCACTAATCCCCTTTCCTGTTTTCCTAATCAGCCTGGCATTTCGCGGGCGATATTTTCACAGCTATTTCAGGAGTTCAGCCATGAACGCTTATTACATTCAGGATCGTCTTGAGGCTCAGAGCTGGGCGCGTCACTACCAGCAGATCGCCCGAGAAGAGAAAGAGGCAGAACTGGCAGACGACATGGAAAAAGGCCTGCCCCAGCACCTGTTTGAATCGCTATGCATCGATCATTTGCAACGCCACGGGGCCAGCAAAAAAGCCATTACCCGTGCGTTTGATGACGATGTTGAGTTTCAGGAGCGCATGGCAGAACACATCCGGTACATGGTTGAAACCATTGCTCACCACCAGGTTGATATTGATTCAGAGGTATAAAACGGATGAGTACAGCACTCGCAACGCTGGCTGGGAAGCTGGCTGAACGAGTCGGCATGGATTCTGTCGACCCACAGGAACTGATCACCACTCTTCGCCAGACGGCATTTAAAGGTGATGCCAGCGATGCGCAGTTCATCGCATTGCTGATCGTCGCCAACCAGTACGGTCTTAATCCGTGGACGAAAGAAATTTACGCCTTCCCTGATAAGCAGAACGGCATCGTTCCGGTGGTGGGCGTTGATGGCTGGTCCCGCATCATCAACGAAAACCAGCAGTTTGACGGCATGGACTTTGAACAGGACAACGAATCCTGCACATGCCGGATTTACCGCAAAGACCGCAATCATCCGATCTGCGTTACCGAGTGGATGGATGAATGCCGCCGCGAACCATTCAAAACCCGCGAAGGCAGAGAAATCACCGGACCGTGGCAGTCGCATCCCAAACGGATGTTACGGCATAAAGCCATGATTCAGTGTGCCCGTCTGGCCTTCGGATTTGCTGGTATCTATGACAAGGATGAAGCCGAGCGCATTGTCGAAAATACTGCATACACTGCAGAACGTCAGCCGGAACGCGACATCACTCCGGTTAACGATGAAACCATGCAGGAGATTAACACTCTGCTGATCGCCCTGGATAAAACATGGGATGACGACTTATTGCCGCTCTGTTCCCAGATATTTCGCCGCGACATTCGCGCATCGTCAGAACTGACACAGGCCGAAGCAGTGAAAGCTCTTGGATTCCTGAAACAGAAAGCCACTGAGCAGAAGGTGGCAGCATGACACCGGACATTATCCTGCAGCGTACCGGGATCGACGTGAGAGCTGTCGAACAGGGGGATGATGCATGGCACAAATTACGGCTCGGCGTCATCACCGCTTCAGAAGTTCACAACGTGATAGCAAAGCCCCGATCAGGAAAGAAATGGCCTGACATGAAAATGTCCTACTTCCACACTCTGCTTGCTGAGGTTTGCACCGGTGTGGCTCCGGAAGTTAACGCTAAGGCGCTGGCCTGGGGAAAACAGTACGAGAACGACGCCAGAGCCCTGTTTGAGTTTACTTCCGGCGTGAATGTTACTGAATCCCCGATCATCTATCGCGACGAAAGTATGCGCACCGCCTGCTCTCCCGATGGTTTATGCAGTGACGGCAACGGCCTTGAGCTGAAATGCCCGTTTACCTCCCGGGATTTCATGAAGTTCCGGCTCGGTGGTTTCGAGGCCATAAAATCGGCTTACATGGCCCAGGTGCAGTACAGCATGTGGGTGACGCGAAAAGATGCCTGGTACTTTGCCAACTATGACCCGCGTATGAAGCGTGAAGGACTGCATTATGTCGTGGTTGAGCGGGATGAAAAGTACATGGCGAGTTTTGACGAGATGGTGCCGGAGTTCATCGAAAAAATGGACGAGGCACTGGCTGAAATTGGTTTTGTATTTGGGGAGCAATGGCGATGACGCATCCTCACGATAATATCCGGGTAGGCGCGATCACTTTCGTCTACTCCGTTACAAAGCGAGGCTGGGTATTTCCCGGCCTTTCTGTTATCCAAAATCCACTGAAAGCCCAGCGGCTGGCTGAGGAGATAAATAATAAACGAGGGGCTGTATGCACAAAGCATCTCCCGTTGAGTTAAGAACGAGTATCGAGATGGCACATAGCCTCGCTCAAATTGGAGTCAGGTTTGTGCCAATACCAGTAGAAACAGACGAAGAATTTCATACGTTAGCCACATCCCTTTCACAAAAGCTGGAAATGATGGTGGCGAAAGCAGAAGCAGATGAGAGAGACCAGGTATAACAACCACTGAATGCATTTTTCTGGCAGCGGGCTTCATATTCTGTGTGCTTATGCTTGCCGACATGGGACTTGTTCAATGACACCTCAGCAAGAAAACGCCCTTCGCAGTATTGCCCGTCAGGCTAACTATGAAATCAAAAAAGCCAGACAGCAGTTTCCGGATAAAAACGTCGATGACATTTGCCGTAGCGTACTGAAGAAGCACCGCGAAACGGTAACGCTGATGGGATTCACACCGACTCATTTAAGCCTGGCGATCGGCATGTTAAACGGCGTCTTTAAGGAACGGTGAACATGAAAAACAAAATCATCACGGAGCTACAGGCTCCTTTTTTATTATTCGCATTCGCCCTCAAGCGTATTAACCAACAGTTCAGGGATTAATGAAAGATGGCAGACATCATTGATTCAGCATCAGAAATAGAAGAATTACAGCGCAACACAGCAATAAAAATGCGCCGCCTGAACTACCTGGCTGTATCTGCCACTCATTGTTGTGAGTGTGGCGATCCGATAGATGAACGAAGACGACTGGCCGTTCAGGGTTGTCGTACTTGCGCCAGTTGCCAGCAAGATCTGGAGCTTATCCGCAAACAAAGGGGGATTAAGTGATGGCTAACCTGCAACTTGCTGTTAAAAGTGAATACTTCGATGCCATGATTCGCGGAGAGAAAACAGAAGAGTATCGCTTGTGTAATGACTACTGGAATAAGCGAATTATGTTCCGGGAATATGACCGCCTGATTATCACAAAGGGATATCCGAAGCGCGACGATTCCAGTCGCAGAATTGATGTTCCGTATGACGGATATGAAGTGAAGACAATCACACATCCGCACTTTGGCGATAAACCGGTAAAGGTGTTCGCTATAAAGGTGAATATCAGCACTGAATATCAATCCGCACAACACAAGGTCAAGAATGTTCAGAGTGATTTACCCTAACACCTGGTACGTCGACCACCACGGCACTCCCTGCAAAATCCTGCGTTCTACCCACAACAAAGTTCACTACATCCGAAAAGGCAGAACATGTATCGCCAGCATGTTCCGCTTTAATCATGACTTTGAACCTGTGAGTAAAGTGGAATCAGAGCGGATAGCCGAAGAGATCGATACAGCAGAACACATTAAGAAGTTACGTGCCATACGCAGGAAATAGAAAAATTGATAAATTCAATACTGCATTTCTCAGCATTAAATTTATCTCTATGACCAGTCAAGAGATGTACCTGCCATGAGCTTAATATCATGTCAGATATATCGGTCACAAACTCCCTCAGCAGCTAAGAGGAGGACAAATGTCTCGACTAATCACTTTACAGGACTGGGCTAAAGAAGAATTTGGGGACTTAGCACCAAGTGAGCGAGTTCTGAAAAAATACGCGCAAGGGAAAATGATGGCCCCACCCGCTATAAAAGTTGGTCGCTACTGGATGATTGACCGAAATTCCCGTTTTGTAGGAACGCTTGCAGAACCGCAACTCCCAATAAACGCAAACCCAAAACTCCAACGGATAATCGCTGATGGCTGCTAGACCCCGATCTCACAAAATCTCTATACCCAATTTATATTGCAAATTAGATAAGCGAACCGGAAAGGTATATTGGCAATACAAACATCCACTATCCGGTCGTTTTCATAGCTTAGGAACTGATGAGAATGAAGCAAAACAAGTTGCTACTGAAGCAAATACCATTATTGCTGAACAACGTACCCGACAAATATTAAGCGTCAATGAGCGTCTGGAAAGAATGAAAGGCAGGCGCTCAGACATTACGGTGACAGAATGGCTTGATAAATATATTTCTATCCAGGAGGACAGGCTGCAACATAATGAACTAAGACCCAACTCCTATCGGCAAAAAGGCAAACCCATTCGTCTTTTCCGTGAGCATTGTGGAATGCAACACCTCAAGGATATTACCGCACTTGATATTGCCGAAATAATTGATGCTGTAAAGGCTGAAGGTCATAACAGGATGGCGCAAGTCGTGAGAATGGTGTTGATCGACGTCTTCAAAGAAGCACAACACGCAGGACATGTTCCGCCAGGATTTAACCCAGCGCAGGCAACAAAACAACCGCGAAATCGAGTAAACCGCCAAAGATTGTCACTGCCCGAATGGCAGGCAATATTTGAAAGCGTAAGCAGACGGCAGCCCTATTTAAAATGCGGCATGCTACTTGCTCTTGTTACTGGACAACGTTTAGGCGATATCTGCAATTTGAAATTCTCTGATATATGGGACGACATGTTGCACATTACTCAGGAAAAAACCGGTTCAAAACTTGCTATTCCGCTTAACCTGAAATGCGATGCTCTGAATATTACCCTTCGTGAAGTTATATCTCAGTGCAGGGATGCTGTTGTTAGTAAATATCTGGTCCATTACCGTCACACTACCTCTCAAGCAAACAGAGGAGACCAGGTTTCTGCAAATACTCTGACAACGGCTTTTAAAAAGGCCCGGGAAAAATGTGGCATAAAATGGGAGCAAGGAACTGCGCCCACATTTCATGAGCAGCGATCTCTGTCAGAACGGTTATATCGGGAACAGGGTCTGGATACGCAAAAGTTGTTAGGTCATAAATCCAGAAAAATGACCGACCGATACAATGATGATCGTGGTAAAGACTGGGTTATCGTAGATATTAAAACAGCATAG